CTGTTAACCATTTATGAAAGTCTTCATCAGATGCTTCATATTCAAATATATCATTAGATGTGATAATCTCACCCAAACCACCAGCTACCTCACCAAATCTTGTGACTTTAGCATAGTATGTTTGTGTAGGAAATGATGTAATTGGATCAAACTGTTCAACATCACCTTTCATTCTAGCTATGAATACTACTATAACTGGTATCATTTTTTCTATCCAATCTTCTCCTAATACATTCTCTGTTGTGTCTTCAATATAAGCTTTGGCTCCAACACCATATTTATCATCAAAGTATTGTCCTTTTAATGTGTAAGCTTTTCCTGGTTCTAATTTATTTTTCATTTTTATTAATTTTTGTGTGTTAGGTTTTATTTATTTAAATATATAGTAATATTGGGACTAGTAAACCTTAATAACTAGCCCCAATATATAAATTGAATCGCACTCAATTGATTTGTACAGTTTACTCTGCTAGAAGTGAACAGTTTATGGTGATTGTTCAGCACCTCAAAGACAGTTTATAGTTATGCTCAGAACTGTTAATATTACGTATCACCTTCTGCCAAAGCTTCGGATCTTATAGACTGACACACTATCTATTGATTGATAAATGATGCTATCTTGTAATATAACTTTGTTTGTATTATGCTTGTTGTTTTGCTGAAATTCTGATGGAATATAAATACAAAACATTTTTTGATAAAACTTTTTGATGTTTCAAAAAGGTTTTTATTATTAAATCAATTAATTGTAGGTCTTTAGATCTACAATTAATTATCCATTTGTTGATAATAATTAAAAGAGAGGAACTAATTAAATTATTAATCCCTCTCTTTTAATTGAACACTTTATGACATAAATTCTTGTGGTATACCTTGTGTTTCAGGTGTTTCAGACCCCAAAACTATCTCAGAATTGTCAACTACTCCAAATTCATTGCTATTCAAATCATCGATTACTTGTTCATCTTGCTCAAGTATCATATGTTTTGGATAAGCATTAGTTGGAACAGCAACAATCTTCTTATCAGAGAAAATTGGCTTGCCTTTATGTCTTATGATGTCGCCTCCTCGTCCTCGTTGCATAGCCGAAGACTTTAAGCTACCATCATCCCATTCTGCAAACAAGTTGTCTTTTTCCCAACAAGTTTTAACTCCGTCAATCACTTTAACTTTCATCTGTGTTCGTTGTACCTCTTTGATACGAAGACGATACTTATTATGTGCATATCGTGGATTTAGAATGTTAAGTTGCAAAGAGTTGACACCATTTTCATCCATTTCGTATGCATCAGAGTCTGCTAAATCCACAATAGATTTAGTATGTTTGTCAATCAAAGTTCCTAAAATCTTCTTAGCATCTACAATCTGATTACCACTCCAACACCAGGTGTACGACATACTAAATCTATCATCAGACAGATTACCCACAAGGGTCATATCAATCTCAACAGTTTTCTCTGCCGTTTCATCTTTACGATGTCTTGGTATGTTTTCGAAGTACACAAGTCTGATTTTCTCTTCGTTGTTAGTTTGTTCAGCACGAAGAAGTACAACATCATCATCTCTCAACGGTGTGTCTGCATTGTAGCTATTAACGAGATTTACCGCATTGGTTGGTACAACTTGCTTAACAGATGATGTTGTAGTTGTTGCCTTAGTTTGTTTAGTGTCTTTAATAGTGTTTTGGCTTGCACTATTAGCGACATTAGCAGTTTTATTTGCCATAATTAATAAATGTATTAAAGTTTAAACTATGAGATGAACAGCAAGTCAAAATGCTATACTATGTAATGTATGCATTTCCCCCGATGTTGCAAAGTGCTGTTAAAG